CCTCGAGCGCTGCGCGCCGCTCCCGGCTCAGGCGGGGGTGCATCATCACCACGTTCGACGCTGCTGCTGCCATTTCGAATAGGCCTCCTCGCCCTTTGCCCGTTGCTCTAAGCGGTACCCACAAGCATGGCGACGGGCCCGCGCGTGGCGGAGTCGCCAACCGAATGATTGATGAGGTCCAGCCGCTGGACGCCGCGGATCAGGATTTGGTCGGTGTCCAGCGCCCGGTCGTGCGAGACCGCAATGATCGTCTGCTGATGCCGTTCAACAAGAACACTCGACATTTTCAAATTGCCGAAGAAGAGCATCGCCTTGCCCACCAAGCCGCTCGAGCCGTCCGGCAATTTGCCCGAAAACCTGACCGGGTATCCGAGATAATTGGCCGACGCGATGGCGCCGTCGGGATTGAGAGTCGTCACCAAGCCACCGCCGACGGCGGCAATCCGAGCGAACGTTTGCCCGTAGCCGGCCGAGGAGACGTAGAAGGCCGCGCCCGGCAGCGCGCTCGCCATCACGCCCCCGACCAGGTTGCCGAGGTCTGTGGCGTCGAGGGTCAGGAAGGTGTTGTGCGTGCTCGCCGCCGCGATGGCGCCCTTCATGCCGACCAACTTGTTCGCCAACCCGGAGATGCCGGCGTAGGTCGAGGTGCCGTCGCCGTTGAAGCCGCAATCGTCCTCCTTGGTGGCGAACGCATAGCCGATCTCGCTGGCCAGGAATTCCGCCAGGTCGGCGGCGGAGTCTTCAAACAACTCCGCGCTCGCGCGGCCGAGCACCGCCATCTTGCGCTGCGTGCTCTCGATCGCATCAAGGCTGAAGGAGGATTCCGGAATGGCCGTGCCCTCGCTCACAAAGTTCGCGGTGAGGCCGGCAACCCGGCGCGGCCTGACCTGGCCGTCGGAGCGCGACGGCCTGACCTCGGCGCCCTGGCGCCAGGCGCCCATGGCCTCGCGCACGGAGATGATCGCCGCGTCGAAGTCGACCGGGCTGAGAAATCCACCACCGGAATCGGTGAGCTCGCCGGCCGCTTTCGTCAAGCCGATGCCGTGATCGATGCACCACGCTCTTGCGCGATCCTGGCCGACCAGGGCGTTGAACCACATCCCGCAGCGCTCGGCGCGCTGTTCGGCGCCGGCGCCGGTGAATGCCCGTATCTGTTTCATTTCTGCGCCTTCCTGATTTCGCCTTCCGTCACGATGCCGGACGCCACGGCCGCCGCCATCAGCTCGTCGTGCGGGATTTCGCCGATTGGCAACGCGCCGAGGAAATTCATCATCGGGAACCGGATCGCTGCCGCGTCCGGGCACAGGGCCAGCAGCGCGCGCGCACGGTGCTCAAAGGCGTCGAGCCGCGCCGCGGCGAGGAGGAGCTCGCGCCAGGTCGCACGCCATTCCTCGGCGTGCGCCTCGCCCCAGGCCACCGCTTCGACCGCGCGCGCCGCCAGATTCTTGTCAGCCAAGATCGTCAACGCGATCTCGATTCCCCTCTGCTCGCGGAGGAGCTCGCGGTCGCGACCAACCTCCGGCGGCAGCGACAGCATCGCGGGCAGCACCGCAGGCGCGCTGCCGTTGAGGAGCTGCTTGGCGAGCATGCGCGCAGCGCGCTCGTCCTCGTCGATTGCGGCGACGGTCGCGCCGGTCTGCGTCTTGTTGTAGAGCGCGGCGCGCTCGGCGACGATCTGTTGCTGCCGCTCGGTCAACCGGCGGACTTGGTGGTCGATTTCACGCATCGTCAGCTCGTGGAGCTCGTCAGTTCGTTTGGTCATGTTGGACGTCTATCCCGATTCGAGGGTCACCCATCCGGACACTGTCCGGAATTCTGCTTCCGCCACCGGCGGAGCTTGCGTTTGAGACTTTCGATTTCGACCGGGTCGCGCCGGTCGCGTGCGAAGTCGCGGGCGACAGCGTCCGCAGCCGAACGGCCGCGGCCCGCCTGCCCGAGGCGCCTCATCGCGGCGACCATCTTGTCCCGATCTGCCTGGCGCGTAGCGGCCACGCGCTCGCGCGGCGTCTGCTCGTCACCCACGAGCGCCTCGCTGACCCGAGCGAGCGCCGCGGCGATCTCGGCGCGTGTGAAATCGCGCTCGAGGATCGCGTTGGCGGCGGCCCGCACGGCCCGCTCGACCGCTGCAGCTCGAGCACGATCGTGTACGACGGCCTCAAGCTCGGGGTGTTGGTGGCGGCGGCGGGCGTGGTCCATCTCTCAGTCGCGACCGCGCTCCTCGTTCGTGAGGGGCCGCTCTCGCCGCCCCGGCATCGGCTGTCCACTGTCGGCCGGCGGATGCGGGTCAAACAGACTGGAATGAAACTCTGGATGAGCCCAGCGCCGGGACCCCAACCCAGCGACGGCGGCTCGCACGTTTTGCAAGTTAACCTGGGGCCTTGCCTCCCGGTGATTGGCCGAAACTTCGAACAACGCGTCGACGCGAGCCACCGCCAGCAGGCGGCTCTCGGGCGAATGCGAAATGTTCCGCGCGTATTCGTGCAGCCGGTGCGGATCATGGGTCCCGAGCACCTCGTCGATCTCTGCCCGAACCGTGGCCAACCGCTCGGGGCTTTGATAGGCGAAGAGCGGTGCGCCGCGATGCGCGCCAGCCACCGGGAAGCTGTCATCGTTGCTGGTCATTTAATTCGCCCTCTTACGCGTCAGAAGCTCGATCGCGAGCGCGTTGACCTCCTGGAGCCGCACGTCGGCCCGCGTGAGCTTGGCACTGCCGTCGCCGCCAGCATCGCCGGGGTCGCACAGGCCGAGCAGGGTGCGGCAGGCAGCCACCCGCGCGGCCGCCGGCTGCGACACGTCGCACGCAATCGCGCGCAAGATCATCTCGGGACTGACGGTGCTCGGGTCGACGCCGAGCGCCCTGAGCGCGGAGGCGGCGCGCTCGGCCGCGACGGCTCTGGTCGGGCGGCCGCGGCGGGGCTTTGGTCTGCGTGTCATACGTCTTTCTCCATGTTGCCAATTGAAAATTGGTAGGTCCGGGCGCGCGCTGGCGCTCGGCATGCGGGGGGCAGCGGCAGCAGGCCGGCGATCGCGTTTTGGAAAAAACCCCCTACCCCGCGCTTTAGGGAGGGCCCAGAGCCCCCGCCGTGCACCGCACCGTGCACCGGCCGTGCACCGAGCGTGCACCGCGGACACCGACCCGTAGGTGCACCGCGCGCACCGCCTTAGTAGAAGGCGGTGCGCTGCACGGGTGCACCCCAGATTTCCGGTGCACCGGGTCATGTCTTGATAGCCAGCCGGAACGCTGGCCGAGATGGTTTGCCGCAAGGCTCGTTCCAGACCTTGCCGACCTGGAATAGCCTGCGCATCGCGTCGGTGAGGGCTTTGCTGCCGATGGCGGCTCGCTTGGCCTCATCCTCGCGGGCGAACAGGGCGGGTGCGTAATTGGTCCCTGTGCGGTCGCTGACGCTGCGATTGGCGGCCGTGAAGCGGCGCAGCAGGGTCAGGAATACCTCATCGGCGTTCGCTTCCTGTGCCGCTCTTTGGAGCGTCGTGGCGCCGGCCACGGGCAGGAATAGCCCGCGCTGATAGCGCAGCACGATGGTCTCGCCGGTTGGGCCGTACTGATTTTTCTTGAACTGGAGCTCGCGCAGATCGCTGTCGGGCTGCTCGCCCGCTTCTGCCTTCACGCTCGTGAGGTACTGACGGAACCGGAAGGCGCCATGCCATGCGGTCGACCCGGAGATCCCGGAGCCCGACGCGATGCCGGACAGGCTCGGGTGTGATAGCACGGTGACAGAGCCACCGGCCGCCATGGCGAGGGCCTGCATGTGCTGGGCAAAGGCGTAGACCTGCACGCGGTCGATCTCGTTGCCGGCGAACGCGCGGGACAGGGTATCGATCGAGATATTCTTGGGCTTGATGTCGCCCGCGGCCTCGAGCAGCTGCCGGTATAGCGGGGTGGTTTCAACCTTGCCGCTCTTGCCGGTGGTGCAAAGCATGGCGTCCTGGCCGAGGAGGCACAGCACCTGCAAGCCTTGCTCGGTGAGCTCCTTGAACGTGACGCCGTAGTGGCTGGCAATGGCGGCCAAGCGGATATGGAGCTCGTCGACGTCGTCCTCGGCGCCAATATAGAACGCAGGACCGGGTTCCGGCATCGACCCGAGCCAGTCCTTGCCGGCGACGTGCGCCACATTCTTCATGAGCTCGATGATGGATTTGCCCATGCCGCCTTCGCCCGAGAATAGGCCGGCTTGTTTGGATGGAACGCGATCGCGGATTGCCCATTGCCGTTCTGGGACCGGCCTGTGATCCCATGACGACATGTCGAGCCATTGCAAGCCGGCGCGTTTGCGGTCGAGCGCGATGACCTGCGCGTCCAATTCCGCGTTGGTGCGAAGATCGATCATGCCGCCGATCTTTCTGTTAGCTGCCGCGGCTCAATGAAGCCAAG